CTCTCGAGATAGATATGCAGAATCAAGTTTCAATGCTACCATTACCTAGTGATTCAACTGGTATTAGTTATGGTCAAATTGTTAATAGAGACCCTGTTCTTACATTTGACCCTGACTTAGAATTAGCTGCAACACATGATTTCTTGAGTAAATTAAATTCTTCAACTGAAGCAGCTGTTTCTATAGTACTCACTGCATCTGATTATACAACTTGTACACTAGCATTACCTAAGTGCCGTTACACTGCATTAGGTGAAGCAGATAGAGATGGTATTAGTACTCTCAGTGCTACATTAGAAGTGAACATGGATAGTGGTGATGATGAATTGACTATGACGTTTGCAGGAACTACAACGTCGACATCGACTACATCTACATCTACGACAAGTACTTCTACTACAAGTACTACAAGTACTACTGTATAAAGGAGAATAAATGCTTGATATTGTTATGACAGTTAAAAGTGACGTTGTTGATTTTAAAACATTCAGCAAACTTAATTTTGATGTTCCATTACGCAACGTCGCTACGGCTATTCAGAACGATGTTAAAAGAAATCTTAGAAATAGTACAACGTATAAAGGCCCAAAGATGAAAAGGTTAGCTGATAAAACAGTTAAAGATAAGACTAGATTAGGAGTCGCAGCGCCGAAGATGCCTTTAATGCGATTCAGAAATATGTTTCGTAATATAAGGGTAAAAAAAGCAGGATATAATCATTGGGCTGTTGACTTTGCTACTGGCGAATCGAATGATAAAGCGTATTATCATAACGTCGCCGGGGCAGGTAAAACAAGAATAATACGACAGTTTTTTGGTGTCTCTAAAAAAAGAGAAGCTTGGTCTATCAAATATTTCGAATCTTGGGTATTGAATAAGTTAAAAGCAGGTAAAAATAGACAGTACGGTAGTGTACTGAGATAATTAAACAAGGAGGTATACCATGATTAACCCTATTGCTTTAGGTGAAGTAATAGAATTTAGTTTACCAGAAGATAAAGAAGATCCTACAATTTGGTTAATAGGTTCAATTAGTTCTATTCTTAAAACAAAGTTAGAATGTAGTTTTATGGATGTACAATTTACTGATGGAAAATTGAGTAAAGTTAATCAAAAAGTTCCAATGCTTGAACAGAACATTAAAATAGTACAATTTGGTTTAAAAGGTTTTAAAAATTTTAGATTAAATGGTAAAGAAGTTCCTTGTAAAATGGAAAAAGTTAAATTTGCAGGATTGGAAGTTGAAATTATGTCTGAAGAAACTATTGGTTATATTCCACGTAATATTCTCGTAACTTTAGCAAGTAAGATATGGAGTGACAACCAAGTATCTAAGGAAGAAGAAAAAAACTAATAATGGCGATTGAGGTATCTAAATTAAACCTCGATTGCCAAAAATGCACAGAGGAGCAGAAGAAATGGAGAGGTTGCAATGGCGGAGCAAAACAACCCTACATAATAGAATCAGAAGAAATAGACTTCTGTCCTGTGAAGCTAATAAACCCAATGACTTATAGGTATTTAGAAATGTATCATTATTATAAACAGAATATGCTTCCGTTCGGAGGAACTATATTAACACAACCAGCTAAACTATTAGATATTTTTAAAGTAATTGAGAAAGAATTAAATAGAGGTAAGAAATAATGGCACAAAAAATGCAAATCAATGTTGAAGTAGTAGATAGACTAACTGCTACTATGAATCGTATGGCTGATACGATGGATAAATTTGATAAATCTACTAAACGTGTCAAAGAATCTATGAAGTCAGCAGCGAAACAAGGTGCGCATTATAGCGAAGAAAGTAAGAAGATGCGCTTAACTACCTCTAATCTTAGATTTGAACTAGGTAAATTAAGGAACTCTCTATTATTGGTTACATTTGCTTATCAAACATTAAAAAGATTTGTAATACCTGCTATTAAAGCTTTTGAAACACAAGAAGATGCTGAGAATAAGCTGTATCATATTATGGTTGTTAAGAATAAAGAAAGTAAAATAGCATATGAAAATGCTTTAAAAAATGCAGCTGCTTTACAAATTCTCACTGGAACTACCGATGAAGAAATATTAACTATGCAACGTGCTTTAGAAACTTCTAGACATTTAACTAGACAACAAAAAGATGAATTAGTTCCGTTATTAATAGACTTAAATGAACATACAAGGAGAGCTACTGGAGAAACAGTAGGATTAGATAGGGTTCAAAAAGCTGTTGCACGTGCTTTAGTTAGTTCGACCGATAGCTTAAAAGAATTAGGGATAAATTTAGAAAGATATAAAAGAGGAAGTTTAACAGCCACACAAGTTATAAAAATATTAAGAGATCAAGTTGGAGGGACGGCAGAAGATGTAGATACTTTCTCAAAAAGTGTAAGAATTTTAAAGGCAAGAATTAGTGATTTAAAAGAGCCTATTGGTATGCTTATAACACAGTATCTAACACCTTTTGTTGAATCATTGTCTGAAGTTGATTGGGAAAGTATGTATAAAAGCATAGAAGAATTTGCAAAAATAGCTAATGCAATAGGTAAAATATCGCTTGCTCCAATTAAAATGCACATAGAAGCTTGGAAATTATGGCTTGGTATGATAGAAGGTGTTAATAAACTGCATATAGAGTTTTTAGATTGGATTGTTGAATTACTTGGTTTAATGCCAAGACTTAATGAAGAAATAGTTGATTTAGGTAACATTCTTATTACAGATCCACCAAAAGCAGCTAGTGGTTTCGATAAATTAACTGATTCTATTATGGAAACATGGAAAACTTTGCGTGCAGGTGAACAAATAGCACAAACAACAGCACTATCTATGACTAAAAGCTTTTCGACATTCTTTTTTGATGCAATGACTGGAGATTTAAAAGACTTAGAAGAATATTTTAGAGATTTTGGAACATCAGTTTTAAAGATATTAACTGATATCGCAGCTAAAATGTTAATAATGAAATTATTTCCTTGGACAACACCATTCTTAACTCCTAGTACTCCACAAATAGCTACCCAACACACCGGCGGCCCAATAAAGCCAAAACGTTTTGCTACAGGCGGCGCCGTGCCAATACTTGCTGAAAGCGGTGAGGGCGTAATAAACAGGGAAGGTATGCGTAATTTTGGTTTAGAAAATCTTAATCGTATTAATCGCGGAGAAGCAGTAGGCGGTAGCGGAACTACAAATATATATAACATCGTTGCTATGGACGCACTATCATTCCAAGAGTTCTTACGTAAAAATGGTAGCGGTGTCATAGAAGATACTATGAGTAATGCTTTAGTTAACAATAAACCATATAGAAATATTTCGAGGCAAACACTATGAGTAGAGAAATTTTAGCATTTACTCCTGAATTTGATTTAACAGAAGATATTCAGTATCAAACAGCAATTTTTCAAACAAGAAGTGGTAAAGAAAAAAGACGTGCTTTATTACCTACAGGACAACGTATATTAACTGCTAATTTGAAATATAATTCAGAATCAGCTATTAATGGAATATGGGATTTCTTTAGACAGCGCAAAGGCTCATACGATACATTCCTTACAAAGTTCCCTACAGAATATTACACAACTGGTGAAATAATTGGAACCGGGAATGATATTGAAACAGCATTTGATTTGGATTTCTTTCCTATTGATGTTGATACAGATAATATAACAATATATTTTGACGGCGTTGCGCAGTCGTCAGGATGGACACCTAGCAATAATTTTACCACTGAAACATCTACTATTACATTTGATTCAGCACCTAGTAGTAGTGTTGTAATAACAGCAGATTATGAATACTATTTCCAAGTAAGATTCGCAGATGATAAATTGTCAAGGCAATTAGTTGCTTATCAATTACTTCATGCTGGATTAAAATTTTTAGAAATACGTTGGGATTCTTATACAACGCCTTGTACTACAACTACTTCGACATCTACTTCAACTACTTCGACTACTACTTCGACTACATCGACATCTACGACATCTACATCTACAACATCTACTACTACTTCTACTTCGACTACATCGACTTCTACGACAAGTACTACAACATCGACATCTACAACATCTACTAGCACTACTTCAACGACAAGTACATCAACTACATCGACAACAACATCGACAAGTACTACAAGTACCTCTACAAGTTCAACTACTTCAAGCTCTACAACTAGTACATCTACTACAAGTACATCAACAACAAGTACTTCAACAAGCACAACATCTACATCTACTACCTCTACTTCTACAAGTACTACGTCGACAACCTCAACAACAATATGATATGGAGACACTAACAAGTGCTATTAAACTAGAAGATAGTAAAGACCAAAACGCACCACTTGAATTCTACGATGTATATTTAGGCGACCAAGCGACTCCTGATTCAAGTACTTATTATTTTGTTGCTGCTGAAAAAACAATTTCATTTTACAATTTAGCAGATGAAGCAAAAGATTACCTTCCTTTACGAATGAATAGGACTGCTTCTAAAAAAACAACTACACTTGAAATAGAAACAATATCAACTGAATTTGATAACGTAGACCAAGCGTGGTCATCATTTTTAACTGATACAGATTTGCGCGGTAAGCGTATTGTAATAAGAAGAAGTTATAGAAATTTATTATCGAGTGGAAGTAATTCAAAAATAATATTTGATGGAATTATAAATAAAGTAGTAGATATAACAGAAGAAAAAATTAGTATTGAACTTAAAATTAAGCAGTTTCGCTCTTTGTCTTATCAAACAGGACGCATGTATCAGTTATATTGTGGCTATGTATATGGTGGTTCTCGCTGTGGTGTTGATAAAGACGCTACTAAAGTAACAGGAACAGCAGACTCAGGAACTACAGGAAGT